ACTCAATACTGTCAATATCAATCATGGCAATGCCATCATATTTTCTATGCCAATCGTTATAATCGCCATTAGAAAATGCGTAGGTTTGTCTAGCCATTAATTATTTTCCAAACTACAGTTACTAATAAAAACAATAGCAATACTTGTAGTTCCATAGGAGATCCTAAAAATAACTCAATCATTTGTTCCTTTTCTGTTTATCTTTTATTATTAATATTTCGTTTTCTTTTTCTTCTAATTGTTTTTCAAGTGCGAGTATAATGTTAGATTGTTTTTCTATAAATTTCTTTGCACGTTTTAATTCAAACTTACAATCAACCTCATCAAACATACCCTCATAGGTCATTTTAATACCTCAATTTTTTTAACAACTGATCTAGGATATACTGTAGTGTTGCCAACTGTTAATGTTCCATCATCATCAAAACTATGTGATGCAAATATAATAAGTTTTTTTTGATCTTTATATAAAAGATAACCGGTATCTTCGCACCAACTATAAGTTTGTTCTTTGGCTTTTTCTAAAGTAGTCCAATCGCTAGATGATACAATGTCCTGCCAAATAATTTTTACTCTTTTATAATTAAATTTTTTTATACCAAGCACTGTAAAGATCCTCTATGGTTACTTCGTTGTTCGTTACTTCCAAAATTTTCTTTACCATTTCTGGATCTGGAAACCTTTTAACTTTAGCAGTTAAGCACCATCTTTGAACAGACGTGCCGGGATTTTGCACACCTTGTATGCCAAGTTCTAACCCAAAATTATAATAGGATAATTTTTTCTTTTTACGATATTCTTCAAGTGTCATATTTCCTTTCTTTATTGATCTGATTTGTATGTATATATATCATATTTAATGCTTTACAAGTAAATAATAATGTGTATAGATAGTGGAAAAAAAGGAACTTATGAAAATTAGAGAAAAAACCCAAGAGCAGTTAGTAGAAGAAGCATTTAAAATATTTAATGGTGGTAAAGGATTGGATCATTGGTCTTATTCTTCTACCTCAACACCATTTGCTAAAAATTTAATTAGTTATTCTTTTCCACAAAAAATTAGAAGATCATGGTTATGGAGATACAAAGCAAACTTTGGCAACCTTGTAAATAATACAGTACAAAGAATGATTGCAGATGTTATCTGGGAATCAAAGTTAAAACAAAAAGAGGAATGGGATAGAGATTATAAGATTGCATTTCAAACAGAGTTAGATGAAATAAATAAAAAACCACCGGTAGATGATAAGGATGAGTTTGCTAGAAAAGAAATGGAAAGCTATGCACATGATTGTATTGGTATAACAAAAAAGGTTGTTAAAGATTTAGTTGGAAATGATAAATTACAATGTGAGTTTCATGTTGAAAAAAAAGAAATGACACAGATCAAACATACTTTAGGTAAAGTAGACTACATGACTAAAAAATTATTTATAGAATTAAAAACAAAGCCACCTAATATAAGAAAGGTCAAGAACAAGGATCAATGGAATATGACTACGCAAGAAATTCCAACTGAGCCTACAATAGACCATTTAACACAAACTTCGTTCTACTATATGTGTACCAAAAAAACACCTTACTTAATTTATGTTAATGATAAGGAACATATTATTTTTGATGAGACACATGAGTTAATGAAGAAAGACCATCTGGAACATCTTTACTATAAAATGGTTGAGAAGATTTTACTTTGGGAACGTATGATTATGTTCTGCAAAGGAAACCTATCTGAACTTGCACTAATGTGTGAGCCACCAGATATGAATCATTACTTTTATTATAAAGATTTAGCACCAGAACAACTAAAACTCATAAATGATTTATGGGGTATTAAACAATAACAACGAAAGGAAACTATGTCTTGGTTAGTATACAAAGCAAAAGTAGTAGGAACTTATACTTTTATTTACGCACAAAAAGTATGGGGTCTATTACCATTTTAAATAACAACAATGAAAGGAAACATGAAAAGAAATATATATCAAAAACTGCATGATGCTTGTTTAAGTGCAAAAGGTGTCAAGAAAGGAGTAAGAGCAAATGGGATGCACTTTAACCCATTGCTACATGATGATGTACAAGCAACTGCAACACAAGCCTTGTTAGACAATGGTTTGTATGCAACTTGTAATTATCTGACAGAGATTGTACCAAACATAAAACAAGTCATGGTCGTATGTACCATGCGAGTTTATGATGTTGATGATCCAACGCAACATATACTTGTTGATGGGTGTTCAGCATTTGGAAACCTAGATAAGTTTGGAACCGGCAATGCCATGTCATACTCAAGAAAGTATGCGTTCTTAAATTTATTAAATCTTAAAACGGGTATTAAAGATGAGGATGGCTACGAGCCAAAACCATTTGAAGATTCTACAGAGCAATCTGTTGAAGAACCTACATACATGGATGAAACCATAGATGTAGAAGAAATGAAACGTGCCTTGAAAGCAACTAATGACTTGAAAGAGTTTAAAGAAGTCAAGGATTTAATTAGAAAAGACGTTGAGTTTCTAATGAGAAATAATTTACGAGCATATAGACAAGTAACAGATGTTGCTGAAACTCGTGAATTACAATTAAACAATGGTCAGTAAAAGCTGACGATAACAAAGGAGTAAACATGAGTGAAGATGTAGTATGGTGTAACTTGGTTAGAAACCAAAACAAAAATGCGGAGAACCAACCGGATTGGGTAGCACCGCCAAACCCAAAAGCACCAGAGGGTAAGAAATGGACTATAGGTGTTAAGATAGGAGACGTTTGGCACAATCAAGCTGGATGGGATGATAAGGATGAGCAAGGTAATGTTGTTGGAATTACAATTAAGATGACACCACCTACTGCTAACGAAGATAGACCATCAGCTTCAAATAAAGGGTTTCAAAAGAAACCTAATTATGATAATAAACAATCATACAAGTTTTAATTAATTTGTATTTAGCTTTGGGGGAGTTTTTTCTTTCTAGTTCCCTTTCGGTAGTTTTCTTCCCCAAGGCACCTCAAACACATTATGGATAAAAAAATAACAGATTTAGATCAAGANATTGAAAAGAAAGTTATTGATGATCGGCAAAAAGATTATGGTAACTATCAAGAAAACTTTGTTTTGTTAGCAGAAATGTTTACATTAATATTATTTGATAACTTAAAAAAACGAATAAAACCGCACCAAGTAGGTCAATTAATGATGGGATTAAAACTATATAGATCAACAAAAAATTTTAAAGCAGATAACTATTTAGATATGAGTGTGTATAATAAGATGACCAGAGAGATACACAAAAAAGAGGTTGCCAAAAAGGATAAAGTATGACAAAAGTTAAAAGAATTATCAATGGCGAATGTTCATTTTCAATGACAGAGCTGTTTGATGATGTTGAGAAAGCTGCAAATGTGTCCAATAGTGGAGAACTTGTAGAATGTAAAATTGATAATTTGAGGATTGATTTTACAACAGTGAAAAAGGAGAAAGATGAACGAGCTAAAAACTCGTCTGCAAAGGTACAGGGATCTTCAACAGAAGAAACACGACAAGTACCTAGAAGCGAAGCAAAAGGTTAATAAGTATCAAAAAGATTCTTATAGATTGCTTTGGAAGATAGAGCAGACAAAAGAAGAATTAATGAGAACATAAACTCATTAATTTAATTGTTAAAAAAAACTGAAGGAAAACGTAGGGGATCTATGACCATAAATATAAGTAAACATTACAATAAACATATAGAAAAGTTAGATCAAAATAATTTTATATACAAAGTTAAGAAAGCATTTTACCTTCTTACGAGCCAAGAAGAAAGATTATATGAGGTAGGGTTCTCGGAAGGTTTTTTGTGTGCTGCAAATATTTTACAAAAAGAACCAATCAAAGATAGTAATGTTAAAAAGATTGTAGGTTATAGTATTACTAAACCAAAACCTTCACAAATAGAAAGTGTTATTAATAAAGTTTGTGTATATTTTGAAGTGCATAAACCAACATTGTTAGGTAAAAAAAGAACTACAGATATAGTAAGAACAAGAAACGTAATACATAATATATTGTTTGAAAAATATCGTATGAATCTTACAGATATTGGAAAATATTTTGGACAGGATCATACCACAGTTTTACATTCTATAGAAATGAAAAGAGACCAGAAAAGATATTGGTCTCCAGAACAATCTTTATGGCAAGAGTTTGAAGAAATAAAAAATACTATTTCTTAAANCCAGATAACATATTTTTATATGCTTTCTTTGTAACTGTAGATTTTTTCTTTGATCTAGATGTACCAGCTTTNTTACGTTTGTTTATATTATAGTACAAACCTTTTTTAGCCATTTTTCCAGATTTAGTTTTGTGATAACCCGGCATTATTCTCCTTTTGTTGTTTAAGTTTTA